TTCAAGGTTCTCCGTTGTCTGGCCCTAACTCCGCACACGACGGGCTAGAAGGAGTGCAAAATCTTTTAGAAGCCATGTACGACACAGCAATGGAGAACGCGCCTTGAATAACTCTATTTATTACACCCACATTGATAAGAACGGTATGCACTCATGGGGGGAACATCCCATAAACCCAAAAACACAAGCCGAAGCTGACGCTATTTATGACGATCTGGCTGATTATCTAGCGCCAGAATTAATCGCGGCAGATGGCGAAGCATCAGAAAGCGAAGCCCAAGACCACATTAACTTCTACATGCGAAAAGCCTTGCAAGTAGAACACTGTGGTTTTCTCCCCTCTCACGACAGCGATGCTTGGGCAGCAGATACGCGGCCGAGCACTCAAGGATATTACTCATGAGCCGCATGCCTTGCAGTATCACCGACGACCCCTACGCCGATGCCAGTGACTACTTTGAAGGCAAAGGCGTCTACGCACCCTACCCCGAAGAAGAAGAAGAAGACGACAAACTCACCCTCAACACAGGGCTCGGTCCATTAATCGCGCCACACGAATAAGGAGAACAAACGCATGATCTACCAACTCTACCTCACCCTCATACTCTTTAACTCGCTTGCCATGTTCGCCGCAGCCCACTACCATAAAGATACACTCGGCGGCATACTCTTCGTAACATCAGCAACGTCAACCATCCTTATACTGCTTTACGCAATATGGACCTAACACAAAGAAAGGCGGGGCTAAGACCGCGACCATCGGATCACGGCCCCTTTTTAGGGGCTTTTTTACGTGTAAACATTCCGTAGTTACGCCGTTACGTATATAGAGTCAAAATTATAAAAAAAAAAAAAGATGAAATAGGGGTGTAACCGGTGTAACCGGTGTAACTTGGAGGTAGATGTCAGTAAACAAGCGGGTTGTAGCGGTGACATAAATGGTTACACGTCTTAAAACAAATATGTAACTTTAGACAGTAGGAGAGATTCTGCGTTAAGCCCTCTCAAAATGAAAATGAAAATGAAAAGAATAATACTTGGGTATATACATACGGTGGGTTTTCAGTAAACTATCTTGCATTAACTGGAGAATAGTATGGCGAAGAAAGCATTACCGAAGTCGGCACCTGTTGTTGAAAAGAAGCGCGTCGGCAGACCCAAGTCTAGTAAGCAGTCTGTATTGACCCGACGACAGGAACTCTTTGTCAAAGAACTGGTTAGTAAAGACGGCCAAATCACTTTGCGGGAAGCCGCGATAAATGCCGGTTACCCTGCGGGGTCGGCGCATACCCGTGCTTACGAACTTACCAACCCTCACATATCCCCCCACGTTGTGAACGCCATTAAAAGCTACCGCAATGAACTTGACGAGAAGTTCGGCGTCACCTTCCAAAGACACTTGAGAGACTTGCAAGGCATTCGAGACTTAGCCATAAAGAACGGTGCTTACTCTGCCGCCGTGCAAGCCGAGTACCGGCGCGGTCAAGCCCATGGTGATATCTATGTTAGTAAGTCTGAAATACGCCACGGCAGCATCGACAGCATGAGCAAAGAAGAAGTTGAAAAAGCCCTCAATGAATTGAAGGATCAATATGCGCCAGTCACAATCGATATCACTCCAGAATCCGCAGACAATGCCGATAACCGCGACAAAGCGAGAGGCCGCATTTTATCTTCAGATGAAGACGGCGGCGAAGACATCGAAGTCGAGGCGGCTCATATTCACTAGAATTGAATCGACCGCACTCCCGGGAGTGCCTGATCTCTTAATTTGTGACGAGTCGGGAAAGTTTCACATGGTAGAATTAAAGTTTATAACTGCCAATGCGGTTAGCCTCAGACCCCACCAAGTTAGTTGGCTAACTAAGCACGGGAAAAGCAGCAGTTGGATATTGGTTAAGAAACAAAAAAGCAATATGGATAAATCTGAACTCCATGTCTATCGGGCAGACCAAGCCATCGACGTGAAGCTTGAGGGCTTAAAAGTGGAGGCGGTGATGCGGCAACATCAGCCCTTCAACTGGCACGACGTTTTTAACTTGATTTGTCCCCTTTAATCGCATACTATCGTATACCTAATAACTACTTACGGAGTATCTGATGTTGAAAATTCTTAAAATGTTGCGCGACTTTCTTAATAAGCCCTATCTGGCACCACCCGTTGAGCCCGTTGAGCCGCCGGTTGAAATTGCACCCAAGGCTAAAGCCAAGCCCAAGGCCAAAGCCAAGCCCAAGGCTAGACGTACATTGAAGGCGGTTAAGTAATGTTTTTACTGAACCTCATAGCGCGATTGTTGTACGGCTCGGAAGCCGTAGACGAGATGGATAAAGCCCCACCACCAAAAAGGAAAGCCCCGCGCAAGCGAAAACGAAAGTGATCCACCCCAGAGAATATTAGCCTGTTTTAGTTGACGGGCTTTTTTTTGTCAGCTAGTATGCGATTTCACCCATATTAACTACGGATTAATAAAATGGAAAATTTAATTGAAGAGATAGATGTAGTAATTAAGAAATACCTCGATGATCGAGTTCAAGTCGATGTTAATTACCGCGAAAGTTTTATTCGCAAGCTGAGTCAGAAAGTGGACGATGTGGAGGTCACGCTCGAAAGGGCTGACCGAATATCGCACTCTGCATTTGTTGATGTACAAGAATTAGAGGCGAGGTTTAATGACACGCAGGAAATACACATCCGTGACGCTAATAGAATTGCGGCGCTAGAACTTACCGTGATGGGATTGAACGAGGGGCTCTTTGATGCGGAGCGCAATGCTAATAGAATTGCCAAATTAGAACGTGAAATAACCGAGTTGCACAACTCATATCTTGTTAATAGAGAGTCACAGAAAATAGAAAACGATAGACTGCTGACTCGCGAAAGCATCGAAAAATCGGGCATTTCATCCTCTCGAGTGACGGATTTGTTGCATGCCGCTAAAAAAGTACATGGCGCGGTTTGCGAGATTGACCGCAGCGGCAGGGTTTGCCTTGCGAAAAGCTTTCCGGAAATACTCTCTGTCGCACAAATGTACGGTAGGGCTGACGAATTTCTGGACTCACTGGGGGATCGGGTTGTTTTTGATGAGGGCGAAGAAACTTTCACCATGACGCTACCCCTTTCAAGTAAGAACGTTTTGGAAGTTGCGATTGACCATGCGATTGAACATCACGACAGTTTGATATGCGACCCGCACCATTGCGACGGCGAGAAAATAGAATTTAAGGCTCGACGGCGGGTCTTATGTTCTATTAAAGAAGGTTTCTAAGGTAGGCCGGGCATCTAACCGGACATGCCGACAAGCCCGTTGTAGTTGACGGGCTTTTTTTTGTCAGTTAATATGCGACTTCACCCATATCAACTAAGGACTAATAAAATGAAACTTACACAACTTTCAGAATCATTAGATACTTTGTGCCATTGGATTTTCCACGAGACCGTTGACTCACGTAATCATTCAACGGAATTTTATAGAGCCGTTCAATTCCTTGAGCAATACCACCGTGGAATTTTACGCTTATTCATTAATTTCGCGCATGATTTTCGCATCAAATAAGGACTAATAAAATGAAACTTTTAAATACGACGGGCAGTAACATTAAAATTAAAAAAACAATTAAAGCCGGTGGTGCTATTCGCGTCGCCAGTTTAAGTTTGATGCCGCACCGCAAAATATGTGCGGGCAGCAAGGCGGCGAAATGCTTCGAGCCTTGTTTGAAAAGTAGCGGAAGGGGAGTATTCAAAACTGTCGCGGCGGGACGCCAAGCCAAGACTGATTTTTTTCTGTCGGATAGATCCGGATTTCTCGCACAACTTCACCGCGAACTAACGAATTTTGACAGGCTATGCACTAAACAGGGCGTCGCGGGTTGGGTACGATTGAACACCATTTCAGATATTGATTATGAAAACTACGGCATCCCCCAAGCCTTCCCGAAGCTTAATTTTCTAGATTACACAAAACGCGTCGACCGCATTCTCAATACGCCAGAAAACTATAACTTGATATTCAGCTATTCTGGCACGGCGGCCTATCGTAAAAGCGTCGAGCGGCGGCCTCATAATACACCTATGGCTGTCGTATTTCGCGACGCCCTACCGAAAACGTGGGGAGGCCAGACTGTTATCGACGGCGACCGTTCTGACATCATTAACGTTAAGGCCGGTGGCGTTATCGTCGGATTGTTAGCCAAGGGTAAAGCGAAAAAAGACACATCTGGATTTGTTGTCGACGCCGCTCTTATACCCGCCATTGCTGTTTGATAGTCGGGTACTTGACACTTTTGTCAAGGCTGCCGTATAATTTTGTCAAGGGCTGGACAATCCCGCCCTACTACGGAGTATATACATTATGATTTCAATTCAAAGTTACACCCATAAGACCCACGCGCAGTGTGAAGCGATGGACAATTCGGAAATGCTCGTCGAGATAATCCAATTACAGGCTCACGTTAAGTATCTGACTGGTCAAGTTGAGCGGCTTGAATCGCCTCTTAATGTTTTGATCCAAAACGCCGTTGAGGCGTCCACAGCCGACGCCGTCGCGAATCACATGAAACATAATTTTGACCTTGACGATTACGTCGAATGGGGCTATTTGCTTAATCACCATATTGACTGGGACGAAGCATTTTCTGAGCATTTTGATCCCGAAGAATATATTGACTGGGCGGCGGCGATTGACAATAATTTTGAGATTTCTAATTATGAAAGCGAAATCGAGACAATGATTGCCGACGCTGCGCACGGCGACGGGCTGCTCGACGCTGCCGACCTCAACGTTAAAATCAGGTCTGAGGTACAGGACATGATAACCTCGGGCGCAATTACTACTAACACCACTTTAGAGGTCAACTAATGGAAACTTTAATTAAGCCGGTGAAAATAAAAGTGGTGCCCGTCTTCGCGACGCCAGATAGCATCGAAGACTTGCATGCCTATTTGGCGAAATTTAGCGGTAGTGAGGCGGTCGCCGCAAATGTATGCGCTTTCATGGCTTGGAATTTGGCTGCCAAACTTACTAATCCCAACGGCGAGGACTAGCCCATGTTTTATGTAAATGTTTACGAGGTGGGCACCTGCTACGGCGGCCCCGAAGAGGGCGGTTGGTGGTATCCCGCGGGCGAGCCCGTCGAATGCTGCGGCACGTTTGAAACACTGGCACCGGCTTTGAAGGCGGCCCGCCAATTGCGAGAGCGCATTAAACAGCCCGACAACTACCGCATGGGCACGTCGGATCGCGACGGGTTAGACCCCGAGGGCTACGGTGACGATCTATACCTCACACTGGGCGGCGCGTGGGGTCCAGACACAATTCATGTCTCGGTCGAAGAACACATGCCTATAGCATTTCCGGAGTCGCGCCCGTACTACGATTAGAGGCCGGAATTTTTTCCGGATACGCCCCGCAATTGTCGGGGCTTTTTTTTGCCTGTTTGATTCCCTTTACATACTCTTATATACTCTCATACAGGGTCGGGACAATCCCGCCCCACTACGGAGTAATGAGATATGAGCAAAGCAATAGAAATAAAATATTTAGGCCCAACCGATACGCAAGGCCCCTGCCTTAAAGCCACCACCGCTGCGGGAAGCATTACTGTCGGCCGCGACTACGATTTGGATACCGACGTACAGGCCCGCCAACTGGCCCGTCAATATATTCAGACACACTGGCCGCATTCCATCTTGCACGGTTTCGGTACACTGCCCAGTGGTAACTATTGCGCGACTTCGATACCTCGCGGCCTTGACGGCTTGGACTGGCAGGGGACCGGACTATGAAAGCTTTCTTTGTTATAGGGACAATGGCCGTGGTCTTTCTTGGTTGGGCTTTTGTCGTCGTCGCTATTATTATCGCAACAGTTCAAGGGGTGGCAATATGAGATATCGAAACATTAACGGCCGTACAAATGCTGACATCCTCAACTCGTGGAGTAAAAGAAACTCGAGCTCCCAGTGGATAAACGAATCACGGGAGCGGGGGTCTTGGAAACGGTTTAGGCTAACTCCGCGCCGCCGCTATCATAGATATTTTTACAACTGCATGCGACGTCAGGGGGTGGCCGTATGAACATTATCACCCGAGCCCAGCGGCTGGCATTAAAACGGGTTTGGCTGCGCGACGTTGACGCCCGCAGTTTAATGGATTACCGAACTTTCCGTCGTCGGGCTCAAGTCGGATCGTGGGGATGCATAATGATCCAACCCCGCGACGGGGGCATATGGCTAGGCATTGAACCGGACGGATATACCCATAGCTAATTAATCGCATCACCCTTGGCCCCAGTCGGGGCCTTTTTTTTGCCTACTTATCCCCAGATTTATCCGCCCCAGGTCTAAACCCTACAATTCAGTGACCGCAAGGGCTGCGACGTTGACCCGCTCAAAAAACGATCAACGCCCCAAAATCCCGTTGTGGATAACTGCGCGAGTGTTTAGCAGTTAAACACCCCGAGCCGTGGGTCGCGGTCCGTGGCTCAAACCTATGGGCCGGAATCGCGGCCCGAGGCTACTGGGCCCAGTGTCGCGGTCCCAGAATCGCGGCCCGTGGCATGTGCCGCGTCAATCCGGGACAATTACCAGATAAATCGCTCGGGTCCCCCGCCTATCGGGTCATCTGGCGGGGTCCACAGATCGCGGATCGCGGGCCGCAGGTCGCGGCGCGGGCGTCCGCCGGACCGGGTGCATGTACCATGTTTCGCACAAACATTTAATAAAGATTCCATATAGGTGTTAACTGTCTTATATTAGCGTCTAAAATCGCATACATTTGACATGTTCCACGTGGAACAATTCACTAGGGTCCCCCTGATGGCAGAATCGTTTACCAGTAGTTTAGATGAAAAAAAATTGAAACTTGAGCTCCGTTTAGCGCAGCTAAAGAAAAACGAGATATGTAAAAAAGATTTTTTAGTTTTTGTTAAAAATATGTGGCCCGATTTTATTGCTGGCCGTCATCACAAAATTATCGCGGACAAGTTAGAAAGGGTCGCGAGCGGCGAGCTAAAGAGATTGATTATTAACATGGCCCCGCGGCACACGAAGAGTGAGTTTGCGTCTTTTCTTTTTCCTGCGTGGATGATGGGCCGTAATCCGAAGATGAAGATTATACAGGCGACGCACACGACTGAGTTGGCGGTAAATTTTGGACGTAAGACTAAGAACCTTTTGGAGACGGACGAGTACAAAGAGGTTTTTGACGGTGTAAAGTTAGCTTCGGACAGTAAAGCCTCGGGCCGTTGGGATACGAGCGCGGGCGGTATGTATTATGCCGTGGGCGTCGGGTCGAACTTAGCGGGTCGTGGTGGTGATTTAATTATTATTGATGATCCGCACTCGGAGCAGACGGCGATGTCGGCGGCGGGTTTTGACGATGCTTGGGATTGGTACACCGGTGGTCCTAGACAGCGTTTACAACCGGGCGGGTCAATAGTCATAGTTCAGACTAGATGGTCTGAGAAGGACATGACGGGCCAGCTATTGAAGGCTATGGCAAAGGACCCGTTGGCGGATCAATGGGAGGTTGTGGAGCTTCCTGCAATTTTTGAGGATGGGACTCCGTGTTGGCCTGAGTACTGGAGTCTTGACGATTTGACCGCGGTCCGCGCATCTATTCCTAATAGTAAGTGGAACGCTCAGTATCAGCAGAATCCTACGGGTGAAGAAAATGCGATTATTAAGCGTGAGTGGTGGAAGGTTTGGGAGCCGGAGGCGGTTCCTAGTTTGGAGTATGTTATCCAGAGTTACGATACGGCGTTTAGTAAGAAGCAGACGGCGGATTACAGTGCTATAACGACGTGGGGTGTTTTTTATCCGAATGAGTCTGGGACTCCGGCATTAATTTTATTGGACAGTAAAAAGGGTCGATGGGATTTTCCGGAGTTGAAAGCTAAGGCTTTGGAGGAGTATCAATTTTGGGACCCGGACACTGTAATTGTGGAGGCGAAGGCGAGTGGTACGCCTTTGACGCAGGAGTTGCGAAACATGGGGGTCCCCGTGGTGAATTTTACGCCTTCTAGGGGTAATGATAAGGTTACGCGGGTGCATTCGGTATCGCCATTATTTGAGGCCGGGATGGTTTGGGCCCCCGACACGGTATTTGCAGACGAGTTAATAGAGGAGGTCGCAGCATTTCCCAACGGTGAGAA